ACAGCACAAGGTTCTAGGATATATTTTGACATGGAAGAATATGGAATGTTCCAAGACAGGGGAGTAAGCGGTACAAAACAAAAATATAAAACACCTTTTAGTTATACAACTAAACAACCCCCATCAGAACCAATTAAAAAATGGGCTAAATTTAATAACATAAGATTAAGAAATAAAGAAGGAAAGTACACGAAAGGAAATTATAATACCATAGCATTTTTAATAGCAAGAAGTATAAAAGAAAAAGGTATTAAACCCAGTTTATTTTTCACAACACCTTTTAAAAAAGCCTTTCAAAATTTACCTAATGACTTAGGAAATAGTTTTGGGTTTGATGCAAATAACTTATTAAATAAATAACTATGACAAAGATAAATGCAAGAAGCCCATACTTTTTAAGTTATGCTGAACCTACTGTACCTTCACCAGAATTTACTTGTGATGTAGCAAAGGGTGCTTCTTTTAGTTTAACTATAAGTCAAAGAGGTGAAATAAGTTATACAGAATTATCTTATGGAACTATTGCTTTAATATCTAGTTCGGATTCAGATTTTGCTAATGGTAAATTTCCTGATGAAACTGTACCAACTTCAAGAACTGTAGTTTTAAAAATAGCAATACCAACAGGATTTTCTAATAGCTCAGATAATTTTTTAAATTGTAGTATAACAGAACAGCAACCAGCTTATGTTTCAGGAACAACTTGTACAGCTAATACTACTTTGAATGGAACAATAGCAAATCAGTCTTTAGTAACAAACGGCACAACAACAGTAGCATTAGATTTATCAACAAAATTTACAGCTGGATCAAGTGCAATAACAGGTTATAGAATAGTAAATGAATATGAAAGTTTAATAAGTGTAACAGCGGTTACCTCTACAGGGGGTTCTAGTCAGTCAATACAATTTACAACTCAAAATAATTGTGGAGTTGGTTATGTTCAAATATATGCAATAGATGCTTTAAATAATAGTTGTGATGTTTTCCAACAAGCACAGATAACTGTAACAGGGTGTAGTACTAATTTTACTTGTACTGACATGAACTTACAAGGTGGTGCAGTAGCTCAAGGTGGAGTTATTACAATGCCAACAGGAACGCAATTAATACCAGCTACAGGATCGGTATCTGTAAACTCAGATGGTAGTAGTCCTATAGCAGGAAGCCAACCTTTTAGTACAACTGCAAATAGTGGTGGTGCTGCTCAATCTGTTACTTTATATTTCAAAACCACAATTCCTTCAGGTTATAATAATTCAGGAGATTTATGGTGTTCTAAAGTTTTTACTCAACAAGCTGCAAGTACATTACCAGCTTTTGCATGTGCAACTGCAAACCATACAGATTACACTATAAGTTCTAGGGGTTCTATAAATAAAGGACAAGTTCAATTAGGAACTATAAAATCTTTTAGTCCTATTGGATTTGATGAAGTAAGTGCAGATACCCCACAAACAGTAACCTTTACAATTACTTCACCTAACGAATCAACAGTATATAGTAATCCAAATGTAGATATTACTTGTGCAGTAACAATACAGCAACCAGCTTACACAGCAGCATGTGGAACTAATAATATATATTTATCTACTGGGTTTGCTGATGGTACTGGAGGGTGTTTAATTGATTCAGTTTGTTTAAATACTTTTCCGACGACTACATATTGTACAAGCACAAGCAGTTTTGCATCTTTAACTTTAGGGGATAGAGTTTGTTTAATGGGTCTTCAAAGTTTTAGGGGTTCTAGTCTATGGTATGGAGTAAACTCTTTTTCAGGTGGTAATGTTGGGTTAAATGCTGGACTGGTTAAATTTATAAAGCTTGATAGTTATGGATTAATACAAAGTATAGCACTTTTAAATTGTGATGGTGGATGTGATCAAGGTGGTATATTATAAAATATAAAAAATGGGATTAAAAAGAATAGAATTAGAATTATCAATTTATACAGGAATAACAACTAATGCTCCTAGTAACCCTACCTATATTATTAGTAAAACAATAGTGTCAGATCAAAGTAGAATAAACTTTGAAATATCAGAACTTGTTAAAGATTATATAACTCATAATTTTAATAATGATTATCCTAGTGATTGTGTTTGGGTAAAAGTATTTATAAATAAATTCGATCAAGATGATGTTCCTTATTCATACGATAATTACACAACAGTATTTTATGAAGGAGTTGATGGATGGGGTTCTTATGAAGATGGAGCAAGTCCAGAACTTAGTACAAATGCTTTAGTTACTTCTTCAAATATGTATGTACCTGAAGATACAGCAAGTAAGATTCCTATCTGGGCTGCTGGTGTAGGGAAGTTTGTGATAGCTGCAAGTACAACCCAAGTAACAGACAATGGCAATACAAACCAAAAAATACAATATATAACAGTACCATCAAATTCTACAAGTGTAGCAATTTATGCAACAGATGATTCTACATTACTTAAAACAATAACGCTAACAAATATATGTGAACCAAAATTCACACCTTATAAAGTTACATTTGTAAACAAATATGGTGCTTATGAAGATGTATGGTTTTATAAAAAAACAAAAGAAACATTTAATATAACTGATGAATTTTTTAAGTCTAATATAATAAATAATTCAACTGCTTCTTATAATACTTACAGCACACAAAATCAAAGATTCAACGTAAATGCTGAAACAACTATAAGTATGAATACTGGGTTTATATTAGAAGATATGACCAGTACAATAGAAGAATTATTTTTAAGTGAAAACACATGGATTAGGTGGAGTGGAAAAACCTTACCAATTATAACCAGTACAAAATCAATGCAAAAGAAATCAGTACTGAATGATAAGTTAATTAATTATACAGTTGATTTTAAATTTGCGTTTAACAAGATAAATGATGTTAGATAATGTTACAATTACAACTATACATAAAAACCCCATTTGACGGAAATGATGATTATGAAAGGATTGAAATGTTTAAAGATGAAAGTGTTACACTTACACAAAACATTCAAGATGTAAAAGATATTTCTAAAATATTTACAGATTATTCACAAACGTTTTCAGTTCCAGCTTCCAGACATAATAATAAAGTTTTTAAACATTTTTATAATTACTTTATAAATGGTTTTGATGCAAGGGAAAAAAAAGATGCTAAGTTGTTTTTAAATGAAAAACCTTTTAAAACTGGTAAAATAAAATTAGAGGGGTCAACACTAAAAGGAAATAAACCAAATACATATAAGTTAACATTTTATGGATCAGTAGTAAATTTAAAAGACTTACTAGGGGATATAAAAATAAATGGTTTAGCTTATTTTAATGATTCAGTATTTACTTATTCAGCAGCTAATGTAAAAACATTACTTGGAGATGCTGCAAGTTTAAATGTATCTGGTACAACTTGGGCGGATAGTTTATTGTTTCCACTTATAACGCACACCGATAGACTTTATTATGATACAGGATCGGATGGAGCAAATACAGAAGGTCTAGCAAATGTTCGTTGGAATGCTGCTGGTAATACTGCACAAGGTTTAAACTATACACAACTTAAACCAGCAATAAGAGTTTATACAATTTTAAAAGCTATAGAATACCAATTTCCAGAAATAGTATTTGGAACTGATTTTATAAATACAACCAATACAGATTTATATGACCTTTTTATATGGCTTAATATTAAAGAAGGTGATTTAATACAAACAACCGATACTACTTATAATGCTTTCAGTCCGAATACAAACATAGAAAAAAATAACAAAGCTGAAAGTAAAAGAATGGAATTTTGTGATGTATTTTCAAATGGAAGTTTTAATGTATTACAAGGTAGAAAAACAAAACGACTTACAGCAAGTTTTACAAGTTCTGGAGTTGGTGAATATAGTGTAGTTGTAAAAAATAATGGTGAGCTTGTAGCAGAACATGATGGCTTAACAGGATCATCAAGTCCTATTGTTAATTTAGAATTACAAACAGGTAGGTACACAATACAAGTAGGTGGAACTGTAGCAGCAACTTTTACTTCAGAATTTAAAGTAGATGCTTTGTATTCTGGTAAAGATGCTATTGTAACATGGAAATCTACGGCTTCAATATTATCATCACAAAGGGTTTGGATAAAAGATCATTTACCAGAAATTAATATATTAAATTTTTTAACTGGTATTTTTAAAATGTTTAATCTAACAGCTTATGTAGATGACAATGGTATAACACAAGTCCAAACATTAGATTCGTTCTATGAGGGTACTACAAACACCCCTATAGAGTATTATGATATAACTAAAAATGTAGATGTTAAGAAATCACAAATAGATATAGTATTACCTTTTAATCAAATCAATTTTAAGTACGAAGGAACAAAAAGTTTTTTAGCGAATGACCATAAAAATAGATTTGGTAAAACTTGGGGATCATTAGAATATAAAAATGAAGTATTTGATGGTGAAACCTATGAGGTAAAATTACCTTTTGGACATTTTAAATATGAAAGACTTTATAATCAAACAGGAGGAACTTCTACAACTATTATGTATGGGTGGAGTGTAGATGAAAGTAAAAAAGCAATAGTACCAAAACCATTATTATTTTATCCTATTTTAGCTAGTAGTGTTTCAGTTGGTCAAACACCTACTTCAATAAGTTACATAGGAGATTCAGGACACGAAGAAGTAGCGAGTTATTATTTACCATCAAATTCAAAAAGTTTTAGTAGTGTTTCAGCAGGAGTAGATATTTCAAACAACATAAATTTCAATGCTGAAATGAATGAGTATAGTTTAAGACCTTTTGATAAAACATTATTTAAACAATATTATGAAACTTATATTAAAGATATATTTAAACCTGAAAGACGTTTAACAAAATTAAGTGCTTTTATACCTTTGGCAATTTTATCAATATTAAAATTATATGATAGATTAATTATTGATGATAAAGTATATAAAATAAATAAACTAACAACAAATTTTCAAAATGAAAGTTCACAATTAGAATTAATAAATGTATTTGATGATAGAGAGCTAGTACAAAATTTAAATCAAGCAGTAGCAACTATAGACGCTGATTTATCAGGAATAGGAATAACTGCGGATTCTAATTTAGTAACTGCTGATGCTGGATTAGATTATGAAGAAATAATACAAATACCAATTAAAGAAGTTCCAGATACAATACCTGATAATGTACCTGACACAACTAATAACATTCCTTGTGTAGTAACTGCTGCAACTTTATCCCAACCAACGCAAAAAACAAACACAAATTCTACATTATTCTTTTCACATAACATTACTGCAATGGGAAAAATATGTGAAGTAAATAATTTAGAAAGTTATGGGTTTATACATTCAACAGCTGAAGCTAATTTAATAGATGATTCTTTAGATGTTTTAATTGCTCGTGTTGCAAATACAACTATATTATATAATGCAATAAACCCTCAAGCTACTGCAAACATTAAAACATATACAGCTGAAGTAACTGGTTTGTCACAAAATACTGTAAAGTATTGGATATTTTTTGCAAGAACAAACACAACAAGTAATTTTGATAAAGTAGATGCAACATCTAATATTTACTCAAGTATCGCAGCAGCAACACCCCCTCAAGTAGAAACTACAAACGGAAAAAGATACCATCCAGCAGTAGCACAAGACAATGAAATAAGAACTATTAGAATAATGGATAAAGATCAAAACCTTGTAAACTTTACAGGAATTAGAGGATACCCTTCATTTATAGATTCTAAAATTGTTCCATTTGTAGTTTCTGGTTTACCAATGTCTTGGCAGGAGATAGTAGATCTTACTGCGGACTTTGTACATAGTTTAGGAATGTATCATTCCAATGGGATATATTATCACGCTACTGATTTAAGTGCTGTAGTTAATGCAGCAAAAGCAGCTAGTATAGGAAATACTGGTGCAACGTCTGGTAATTTTATGTCAGTTTCTTTAGGAACTGGTGATTATGTATTTGCAGGATTAGATTATTTAGGGGTTTCACTTTATGCAAACAGTACAACAGCAGTTAAAGAACCAGATGGTTATTATGGAACAAGATTAAGTGATGCGTGGTCAGTTCAAACAGATGCTATTAATAACGTTGAGGGAAGTTGGATAAAAGATGCTAGTTGGACTTATTCTAATGTTCCAAGAATAAAAGTAGTTCAAGTAGTAGGTGGGTATATAACAAGTGGAAACATATATTAATTATGATAGATAACATTTTACAATTATTAGAAATAGCAAAAAGCGAAAAAGCAACAGGTAAGTATATTGATATTGCTTTAGGTAAAAATAAACTTCCTGAATCATTAAAAGAAGCATACAAACAATTTAAATTAGGATTATGGCAAAGGTAACGGTTGATGTAGAAGTAAAAAGCAAAGCAGCCCAAAAAGATATAGAAAAATTAAATAGTAAAGTAGAAGAATTGGATAATTCAATTCAAGATACTAACGAAGCATCAAGTGAACTAGGTGGAACTTTAGATGGGGTTTCTGGGGGTGCTGTCTCTGGGTTTGCTTCTATGAAGAAATCAATAAAAGGTGTTATTGGTGGATTTAGAACATTAAAAGGTGCTATTATAGCTACAGGAATAGGTGCTTTAATTATTGCAATTACAGCAGTACATGCAGCTTTTACAACTTCTGAAGAAGGTCAAGATAAATGGGCTAAAGCAATGTCCTATCTAAGTGTTATTACTGGGAACTTAATGGACATATTAGCTTCATTAGGTATGGTTTTAATTGATATTTTTGTTAACCCTGTACAATCTTTAAAAGATTTTGGACAAAGCATACAAGACTTTTTAATTGGAAAGGTAGAACAATTAATGGGGGGATTTGCTTTATTAGGTTCTGCATTTACTAAATTTTTTGATGGTGATTTTGCTGGTGCAGCTTCTGATTTGGGTGATGGTTTTATAGAAATTCAAAGAGCTGCAAACCCTCTTGTTATAATAGGTGAAGCAATAGCAGGCGGAATAAATAAAGCTGTTGAAGCTACTAAAGAATTAATAAAAGAAACAAATAAAGAATTAATACAAGCAGGAAAGATTGCTGATATGCGTGCCAACGCAGACAAAGCCGAAAGGGCTCTTATAGTTGATAGGGCTCAAGCCAATAGGGATAGAGCTGAACTATTAGAAAAAGCTGTAAACAAAGAACTATATACTTCGGCACAAAGAATAGAATTTTTAAAAGAAGCTGGTAAAATAGAGGAAGATATTACAAACAAAGAAATAGCAGCGGCAAAATTAAGATATGATGCAAGAGTAATAGAAAACGGATTAGCAGGTTCAACTAAAGCAGACCTTGATGAAGAAGCCCAATTAAAAGCTAAATTAATAGAACTAGAAACTGCTAAATTAACAAAGGCAAAAGAAGTAACAAGTCAATTACAGGCTTTAGGAGCAGAAGTTAAAATGCAAGCAGATGCAGAACTAGCAATAACCAAAGCAAAAGAAGATGGAATTGATGCAATAAATTTAGCATTTAAAATAAAAAGACAAGATGAGGAAGCTACAGAATATTTAGCTAAATTAGAATTAGAAGAAGAACGTAAAATAGCTGAATTAGATGCTTTAGATGCAACCGAAGCCCAGAAACAAGACATAATAGATTATTATGCTAATAAAAGAAAAGCACATGAAGTTGAGGAAGGTGAAAAAACAAAGCAATTAGACAAAGATGTTCAACAAGCAAAATTAAACATTGCAAAGCAAGGACTTCAATTAGTAATGGCAGTTGCTGGAGAAGGAAGTAAAATAGGAAAAGCCGCAGCAGTAGCAAGTGCAACAATTAGTGCAATAGAGGGAACAATGAATGCTTTTAAAACAGCAGCAGGTTCATCAATTACTAAAAGTTTTCCTGCATATCCATTTATACAAGCGGGATTAGCAGCATCATTTGGTGCTTTACAAGTGTCACAAATATTAAAAACTAAGACCCCTAATGTAGGAGGAGGAGGCGGTGGAGGTGGTGGTATAGTAGCAGCCCCCCCAATACCCCCTGCATTTAATGTAGTAGGTGCAGCACCAGAAAATCAATTAGCTATGGCAATAGGAGATCAAAAACCAGTACAAGCATTTGTAGTAGGTAGCGAAGTAACAACACAACAATCCTTAGATAGAAACATTGTAGATAATGCTAGTTTAGGATAAATAAAACAAAAACAAATTAAATTATTATATTAATATGGAAATAATAGAACTTTTTATAGACGAAGAAGATGAAGTTTCTGGAATTGAAGCGATTTCTGTCGTTGAAAACCCAGCTATCGAATCAGATTTTATAGCTTTAAAAAACCAAGAATTTAAATTAGCTACAATAGATAAAGAAAAGCGTATTCTTATGGGTGCTGCTCTGATACCTAACAAACCTATCTATAGAAAAAGCGAAGAACAAGAATTTTACATTTACTTTTCAAAAGATACAGTAAGAAAGGCTAGTGAATTATTTTTTATAAAAGGTAATCAAAACAACACAACCCTAGAACACCAATTAGAACTAAAAGGTTTAACTGCTGTTGAGAGTTGGATAGTAGAAAGCGAACAAGATAAAAGCAGAATGTACAACCTAAATGTACCCATAGGTACTTGGATGGTATCAATGAAGGTTAACAATGATAAAGTATGGAAGCAAGTAAAAGCTGGTGAGATAAAAGGTTTTAGTATCGAAGGATATTTTTTGGATAAATTACAACGCCCTAACGAACCAATAAAAGATAATTTAGAAATTGAAGCACAGGCTAAAATTGATAAATTAAAAGAATTATTTAATGAGTAGAATACCAAGCCCTCAAGATGATCGTAGAGCTTGTTTATGTCCAGATGGTACATACTCAAGAGAATGCTGTGATGGTAGCTTACAAGCACAAGGTATTGGAAATATAACTAAAGTTTCTGTTACTAGATATTATACTGTTACAAATTGTAGTGGTGGTACAAAACACATTCACACACACGACATAGATTTAACTGTAGGTAATATTTATTATTTAACTTTTGTACATCATAACCATACAGATTGCTATACAATTTCAGCTACTAGAAATCAGGGTCACTTTGAAGTAAGTGCTGCAAGTGCTTATAGTGATTGTGCAGCTTGTTTAGTAGCAAACTAAAAATATAACAAAATGTTATAAAATTATTATAATAATAAGGTTATAATAAAAATATAACAAAAATCAAAAAACCATATTGTAAATATATGAAAGCAACTGAAATAATAAACAAAGTAAAAGAGGTTATTGGAATTGAATTATCCGAAGAACCTATAGAAGTAAAGTTGGCACAAGCTGAACTTGAAAATGGAACTATAATTGAATCCGAATCATTTAAAGAAGGTGATGAAATTTTTATAGTAACAGAAGATGAAAAAGTACCACTACCAACAGGGGAATATAAACTTATTGATGGTGAAATATTAATTATAGAAGAAGAAGGTATTATTAAATCTCTTGGAAAAGCTGAAGTTGAAGAAGAAGTTGAAGCAGAAGATGAAAAAGAATATGCTACTAAAGAAGAACTTGAAGAAGTTAAAAAAGTAGTAGAAGAAATAAAAGCAATTCTTGAACCTAAAGAAGAAGAAGAAATGAGTAATGAAACTTCTGTTAAATCTGAAGAAGTAATTAAAAAAGTAGTTTATTCATCCAAAGAAAAAATGAGTGAAGTGGAAAAGGTAAACCACAATCCAGAAGCTGAAGCTGTACCAAACTTAAATTTACATGGTCAAAACAGAATAGCAACAACCTTAGATAGAGTAATGGCAAAAATTGCTAAAAAATAAATTAATAAATAAAACAAAATGGCAACAACAATTTCAAATGACGTTAAGAGAATTCTTGACAAATACGTAACAGTTTCAGCTTTAAGACAATTATATTGGGCGGATTCAGGTACAACGTATTTTTTAAACGCAGCCGCAGGAGCTGCAATAACACTTCCAGCGGTAAAAGCAGGAGTAAGCTTTAAATTTATAACAGCAGCATCTTTCATTACTACAGCATGGACTGTAACAGGAGGAGCAGCAGTAATACAAGGTTCAATACTTGTAAACGGAGCTAAAATAGCAGGAGCAAATGAAACAACTATTACTTTTGCACACGCAGCAGAAACAGTAGGAGATCATGTAGAATTACAATGTGATGGAACTAACTGGTATTTATCAGGAGTTGCAGATGCAGCAGGTGGAATCACATTAGCATAATTAATAAATAAATAAAATAAAATGAAAAAAAATGTACAATTATCCACTACAACTTCAATCACTACTACGTATGCTGGTGAATTTGCAGGTGCTTATATATCGGCAGCCTTATTGAGTGGAACAACTTTAGATAATGGTTTAATAACAATCAAACCAAATATCAAATATAAAGAAGTAATTAAAAAAGTATCAACTGATGGTCTTGTAAAAGATGCAAGTTGTGATTTTGATCCTACTTCTACTTTAACATTAACAGAAAGAATATTAACTCCAGAATATCAAAGTGTAAATCTACAATTATGTAAAAAAGATTTTCAATCAGATTGGGATGCAATTTCTATGGGGTATTCAGCTTTTGATAACCTACCAAAATCTTTCGCTGATTTCTTAATAGCACATGTAAGTGCTAAAGTAGCACAAAAAACAGAACAAAATATCTGGAATGGAGCAGCTGCAACCAATGGTGAATTCGGAGGTTTTAGAGAAACACTTTTAGCTGATGGAGATGTAACAGATGTAGGAGCTGGAGCAGCCGTGACGAGTGCGAATGTAATAGCAAAAATTGGATTAGTAGTAGATGCTATAGGTTCAAGTCTTTATACTTCTGAAGATATGTATATATATGTTTCACAAAATGTAGCGAGAGCTTATGTAAGAGCTTTAGGAGGATTCGCGACTAATATAGGTGCTGCTGGTGTAAACCAAGATGGTACACAATGGTACACAGGTGGAACTTTAAGTTTTGATGGTATTAAAATTGCTGTAGCAAATGGATTAGCTGACAACACAATGGTAGCTGCTGAAAAAAGTAACTTGTTCTTCGGAACTGGACTTTTATCAGATCAAAATGAAGTGAAAGTTATAGACATGGCTGACATAGATGGATCACAGAATGTAAGAGTTGTTATGAGATTTAGTGCTGGAATTCAACACGGAATAGGATCAGACATAGTTCTTTATTCTTAAAATTAACCAATAAATTGGGTGGGTGAGCAATAAGCCTACCTACCCTTTTTTAATTAAAAAAAAATAAAGATGGCTTGCGATTTAACAAAAGGTAGAAAAGAACCATGCAAAGACTCGGTTGGGGGAATTAAAAATGTTTTCTTTGCGGACTTTGGTGATATAACCATTGCTTATGATGGTGTAGATACAGACGTGGTAGATGATTTAGGTACTGTTACAGTATTTAAATATGAAGTAAGAGGTGGAAGTAGTTTTGAACAAACTATTACAGCTTCAAGAGAAACTGGAACAACTTTCTTTGAGCAAGGTTTAAATCTTACTTTAAAGAAATTAACAGTACAAGATAATAAAGAGCTAAAATTGATGGCTTATGGACGTCCGCATATTATAATACAAGATTATAACGGGAATGCTTTCTTAATGGGAGCAGAAAATGGAGCAGATGTTAATGGTGGTACGATTGTAACTGGTGCTGCAATGGGCGAATTAAGTGGATATACACTTACTTTTTCTGCACAGGAGCAAGTACCAGCTAACTTTTTAGAAGGTGCAACGGAAGCTAATCCATTTGCAGGATTAACAGGAACGGTAACTGTAACAGAAGGTACAAATTCTTAATAGGTTTTTCTTTTCATTAAAAGGGGGTTGCATTATTGTAGCCCTTTTTTTTTATACTTAACAAAAAGTAACTAATTTTATTATATAAGTATGATAATATTACAAGATACTGATAGCACTCAAGTTATTAAATTTATACCTCGTAGATGGGTTACTGGTAGAAACTATAATATTAATATTATAAATGAAACCACAAACACAGATGCTTATAATGTAAATTCTACAGCAATAACAGAAACTTTATATTATAATAGTTATTCAGCATCTTTTCCAAACCTAAAAGAAAACATTTTTTATAATTTAATTATAACAGGGATCACAGTAGCGGGGATTGTTTTTAAAGACAGAATATTTTGCACAAACCAAACAGTATTAGATTATTCAGTAAATAATGGTGAATATACACAACAAGCATCATCCAACGAATATATAACAGTATGACAAATAATTTACACATAGTAAACTTAGCTTCTTATAATAGACCTAAAATAATAGAAGACCCTAGAAGGGAATGGGTAAATTATGGGGAGGATAATAATTACTATCAATATCTGATTGATCTATTTATAAATTCAACTACTAATCATTCTATAATTTCTTCGGTATCACAAATGATTTATGGAAAAGGTTTAGATGCACTAGATTCAAACAAAAAGACAAATCAATATGCAATGATGCGTTCTATTGTTTCAGATAATTGTTTACGTAAAGTTGTTTTAGACTTAAAACTTTTAGGTGAAGGTAGTTTTCAAATTCTTTTCAAAGATAAAAGAGTAATAAAAGCAGAGCATTTTCCAAGACAAACACTAAGAGCTGAAAAATGTAATAAAGAAGGTAAAATTGAAGCATATTATTATTTTCATGATTGGTCTGAATTAAAACCTAGTGATGAACCTAAAAGAATTGCAACTTTTGGTTTTGGTAATGGTAATGAACCTGAAATAAAAATTTGTAAAAAATATGTTTCTGGATATGATTATTATTGTCCTGTGGATTACGCTGGGGGGTTAGCATTTGCAGAATTAGAATCTGAGATAAGTGATTATTTAATCAATGATGTACAGAATAATTTTAGTGGAACGAAAATAGTGAACTTTAATAACGGTGTTCCAGATAAAGAAAAACAAATACAAGTTAAAAATGATGTAATGCGTAAGCTTACAGGTGCAAGAGGTGAA